AACGATATTGACGAACTAGAAAGTGCGGTAAAAGATCCTCGCCTTTCTAGCAGCGCAATTACTTCCGATCTTAAGGATTATCTCGACACCCGCAAGAAGTATTTAACTTCTCTCGGTGTCAAAACATTTGAGTCCAAGAAGTCTTCTTTTGCTAGAACTGCTGTTTACAACCTGGGTCTTCGTCTTTCTGAGGAGAACCCAGAGTTTGCTAGAATCTGGGAGCGTTTACTATCACAAGAGGTTGAGGACTAATGGCACGCTTTACTAATAAAAAACCGAATGTTGGTGGCGGAGAGGGAACTAGTGAGGACGAAATCGCAGCTATTGGATTGACCGAGGGAAAAGCTGCAGTTGAAGACGATAATACCGCTCCGGTTGGTGCACCGACCATCTTTACTGGAAGGAACTACAAGTACCCAGCAAGAGCAATAGAACTAACCCCAGCAAACATCGCGGCAATCCAGGACGACAAAACGTACGATCCGAATGCTCCATCGACTTATCGTAAAGCGTTCCCAACAATGAACGTTGTTTACTACGAGGGACCACAGCTTGTTGATGTCGATCGTTTGGGTAATAAGTTTATCAGGCCGGGATCTGGCTATGCCGCAGATGGATCCGATGTCAATACGGAATACTTTTCCATTACGGAAAAAGAAGATCGTGCCATGCTGTTGTCCACGGCACAGAAGCTTGGGTTCTACGGGGATAGGAAGCCAAGTCCATCTGCTGCTGCAGGAACTGGATTACAAAGTTATGACGGTAATGCAATTCAAATGCTTTTTGATTACTCCGTTGGACAGGGTGTAACTTGGCGCAACCTAGCAATGCAGGTTTCGACAGGAAGGATTCCACCAGTTACTGGCGGTGGGTCTGGCCGGACGGTGCGTGTTACCTCGACGGCAGACGTAAAGTCCGCGCTATACGACTCTTTCTTTAGAGTTCTTGGACGAGCGCCAACCCCTGAGCAGATCAAGGTGGCTGTTGCTGCCGTTCAGGCAGAAGAGCGAAAAGCTGGAATGGGTGACTCGTTTGATGCAACATCGCTCAGGGTTGCTACGCGCCAGCAAGCGGCACAGGCATCTCCTGGAGAAGCGGGTGCTGTTTCTGGTGGTTCGGCATTGGACAGAATCTTTAGATTGATTGGTGGAGCATAGTGGATACAAAGAAGGCAGACAAAAAAACGGTCAAACAACAGAAGGCTGATTGGCGTTCTGCGTTTGTTGCCAAGTATCCGCAGTATGCAAAGATCGTTGATGGCGGTGCTGGAGAAGCTGAGGCACGGTCAATATTTGGAAACGAACTCATTGATCTTGTTCTTGATGCTGCAGAAAATCCAGAAATATATATGTTGGACACAGAAGCAGGTGCGCTAGCATTCGATGCAAAGGTTTTTGCCACCCCGTATTACAACAAGACCGCAGATGATGCTAAGGCTTTTGATGCCCTTACTGATGGTGAAAAAGAAGCTAGGATATTAAAGAACAGAGCGACCATTACTTCTAAGTATGGCGACCTAAACCTCACAGGGTCAGAACTAGATACCATTGCTGAGTCTGCAACTAAACGCAACCTTTCTGGTGCGGCTCTTGATTATTACATCAACACCGTTGCTGGATCTCGCCCACGTGGTGACAAGGATCTTCTCTCAAGTGTTGATGCTGCTTCGTATAAGCAGGTCGCTAGCGCTTACGGTTACAACCCGCCGGATCTCGACAAAGAAATACTTGCTGCCATCCAGGGAAAGCAGTACAACGGATCCGTCCCAACTCTTGACTCCTTTAAAGCAAAGGGTTTGCAGCTTGCAAAGGCTGCTCACTTCCAGTTGGCTCCCCAGTTGGATGCCGGACTTACCCTTGCTGAAATCTTTTCTCCATATAGAGACATTGCTTCTCGCACTTTGGAGCTTGCTCCAGACTCAATTGACTTTATGGATCCTAAGTTCCGTGCAGCTTTCGGAAGCATGACTGAGCGACCACCTACACTTGGGGAGTGGCAGGACATGATCAAGTCTGACTCCAAGTACGGTTACGAAAACACAAAGCAGGCAAAGAGTGATGCGGTCAAAATGGTGAACACTATGGCACGAGTATTTGGTGAGGTTATCTGATGGCAGCGATTGATGATCTTTATTACCAAGTTGGTGGAACGGTTACTGGTCAAGTCCAGGACTACCTTGATCAGATATATCAGGGAGCAAAAGACGGATCGCTTGCAGAAGGCGACGTAATCGCGGCCCTTAACATCGTCAAGGGACAGGCCGCACAAGGCATGACAGGTGTTGGTGGTGCTGCTCCTGGCATCGTAGCGCCTGGTGCTACAGGTAGCGGTTCTGTTGTTGACTCTAACGAGTTTGATCCAGCCGAAGGAGCCACGGCAATTCTCAGGTCTGGTCTTGCAAGGTATGGCCTGGAGAGTTTGTACGATGTGGTCTGGTCAAAGTACACCAAGGGCGAGATCCCTCTTGATGATCCGGATTCTTTTGTTTATGCGATCAAAAATGAAGATGCTTACAAGAAAAGGTTTGCGGCAAACGAAGTACGCAAGGCAAATAATTTGCCAGAGCTTTCCCCTGCTACCTACCTCAACCTGGAGGAGGAGTACAAGCAAGTCCTTGCTAGCAACTCTTTGCCTGTAGGTTTTTATGATAGAAGGGAAGACTTTGAAAAACTAATCGGTAACGACGTTTCGGTGTTTGAGTTGAATAACCGACTCAAGGATGCTTACCGTCTAGTCAAGGATGCCCCACTTGATGTGACAGAGAAACTGCGCACGATGTACGGACTGAGCGACGGAGACATTGCTGCCTACTTCATTGATCCAGATCGAATAAGGCCATCCCTTGTTGCTTCTGACTACAAGCGCCAGGCACAGGCAGCTATGGTTGCAGCCAACGCCCAGCGCTTGGGTGGTCTCAATGTCTCGGTTGGTTTTGCTGAGGGTGCTGCGGCACAAGGCAAGACACAGGCCGAGCAAGAGAAAGCCTTTACCACCATCGCGGACATGAATGAACTTCGCAGGACTCAAGGCATGGAGCGTGGTCTAACAGCAGATCAGTTGGCTGGTGCTGCGTTGGGTACAGACATGGAAGCTCGCAAGATTCTTGAAGACAGGAAGAAGAACCGCATCGCTGGTTTCTCTGGTGACACAAACTTTGCACAGTCACAAGTTGGTGGCGCAATCAAGAGTGGTATCGGACAAGCTTAGATACTTGACACTGTCAAGCGGTGGTGTACTATTGAACTAGTTCCAGTAGGAACAACCATCGGAAACCCCCCGGCTTCGGTGTGCTAAATAGGGGTGAGTAATGCAGCCGTTTGGACCCTCCAGCCAAACGTGGGCGGAGGAGTGGGTCATGCAAGAACAAGACTTCAATGAGGACGACGTTCAAGACCAAGAGCAGCAACATCGGGATCCAGTTCGATCACACATGAGAAAACTAGAAGCCGAGAATAAAGAACTTCGACAGTTGAAAGCAGAAGCTGAAGAGGCCAAGAAGAAGATTGCTTTCGTAGAGGCAGGTATTGACCTAGCATCTCCGATGAGTAAGTACTTCATCAAAGCCTACGACGGTGATATGTCAGCTGACGCGATTCGAGCTGCAGCCGCAGAAGCAAATCTCACACAACCTAAAGCACCCCAGATGGCCCCGCAAGAACAACAGGCGTGGAACCGAATGGGTAATGCCGCAAGGTCTGGAGACATCGCAGAACCGGTGGTCGACTACGCCGCAAGGATGGCTAACGCCAAGTCCGAATCTGAAGTGATGGAATTGCTGGCTCAAGCAAGAGCTAATCAATCAAACATCATCTAACTTAAGGACAAAAAATCATGGCAGGAGAAACAACAACCTCGTCTCTGTCTGTTGATCAGGTAGCGTTTGACCGTCTCGCGTATTTCGCGTTGCGTTCAGAAATGCTGTTCGATCAGGCAGCTGACGTACAACCAGTAGCACAGGCAATGCCTGGCACGGGTGTCACATTCACAATCTTCAACGACATCGCAGCAGCGACCAGCACGTTGAGCGAAACAACCGACGTAACCCCAACGGCATTGTCGGACAGCCAAGTAACTGTAACTCTTAACGAGTACGGTAACGCAGTTGTCACCACCGCCAAGTTGCGTGGAACAGCGTTCTTGGACGTTGACTCGGCAGCAGCAAACATCATCGGTTACAACGCCGGTGACTCGTTGGACCAGATCGTCCGCGAAGTTCTTGCTGCAGGTAGCAACGTGGCTTACGCAACGGGTGGCGCTTCGGCACCATCAAGCCGTGTAACCATGGCTGTTGACGACCTGTTGGTAGCAAACGACATCCGCAAGCAGGTAGCTGCTTTGCGTGGTGCCAACGTTGCAACCTTCAACGGTTCGTACATCGGCTTCATCCACCCAGACGTGTCTTACGACTTCCGTTCGGCAGTGGACGTGGCCTCGTGGCGCACACCAGCTAACTACGTAAACCCAGAAGGCATCTACAACGGCGAAATCGGCTTGTTCGAATCCGTCCGTTTCATCGAGACACCACGCGCCAAGGTATTCACCAACGCGTTCAACGGTGCCGGTGCTGCCGGAACGGGCGACTCGTACGCAACCTTGATCATGGGCCGTCAGGCTCTTGCCAAGGCGTTCAGCGCACAAGACGGAAACGGTGCAATGCCAAAGATCGTTCGCGGCAACGTGACCGACATCTTGATGCGCTTGCAGCCAATGGGTTGGTACTGGCTCGGTGGCTACGGCCGCTTCCGCGAGGCTTCATTGCGTCGCATCGAGTCGGCATCTTCAATTGGTGCTAACGCAGCATAAGTAAACTTGCTTGGCCCTCTCACCTGGTTAGAAAGCCGGGTGAGGGGGCTTTGCTATAGTGTAAATAACAAGAAAGGTTTTTATGTCAATCTCCAACTACGCAGAAATTAAGCTCCTCGATCATGTAACTGGTCGTGCCGCTTTCACTATTCCGAGCAACGTTTATCTTAAGTTGCACACTGGCGATCCAGGCGAGGATGCAACAAACAACGCCGCAACAGAAACCACACGCAAGGTAGCAACTTGGGCTGCTGCAGCTTCTGGTGCAATTGCAACGAATGCAACTGTTGAGTGGACAAACGTTTCTACCACCGAGACCTACACACACT